GCGCGATCGATCGCGCCACGACAAAAGCCACTTCCCTCAGCTCGCTAGCCGGGACGCGCATCTTGACCTGCACCCAACGCTCCAGGGCTTCGACTGGCGGCATACGTCCCGGTTTTCTGCCAAACTCCATGACCGCCGGGTAATCTTTCAGAGACGAACTGACCTTACCCACTACCGCGCCTAATCCATTGCTGGATACCTGGCTGCCGATGCTCGCCCGCATATTGCCGCTCACCCCCACTGGCGTAAGAGGCTTGATCTCCGATTCGACCTTGATAACCGATTTCTGCATGGCCTTGACCAGGTGCAAGTTGGCGATCTTGTCATAGGCCGCCAACTTAGCAATCTGATCATCCAAATGAGGAATCTCGAGCTCGTAGCCGATCATTGGAGCACCGGGTAGAAGTAGGTTGAGCGAATCTGCTTGATCACATTGCGGGGGAATTCGTCATGGTAAAAGACTTCCCCAACTTCGACATTGCCGGTCTTGCCGGCATACTTGGCCTGCGCCTTCATGTACATCAGGCTGGAAATCTGGCGCGCCAGATAGTTAACGTCATAAGGCAGGATGTATTTATCGAGCGCCTTCGCAGAGTGCGCCGCCGCCGTCGTGCCATTCACGCCGCGCTTGACGGTGTAGTCAAACCCATTCTGGAAAGCCGTAACCAGAAACTGCTCGCTCTCACATCGCAGGTGCATCCCAACTTCTACGCTCGTAGCATTTGTGACGGTCAATGTGGTCGCTACCGCATCCGTCAGTGTCACCGTCTCACCTGTCGAAACGATCTCCTCATACATTCCCCAGCGAGCTGCAAGCTGGATAATGTCTCGCTCCAGGCTCCAGGTGGAGATCGTGACCACGTCCGGGTCCAGCACGATGCGGGTGTAGGGTCCGTTCTCCCAAAGGCGGTTCCGGGGATAGAGCAGGTAGTCCGAACTCAGGAGCGTATCGTCGTCATCGATAATGCTCGTTACAGCCAGGATCGGCTCAGGCAGCCAGAGTTCCAATCCGCCCGGACCATCCAGGCGGCGCATCTCCGTATAGGGGATAAACTTCCCCAGATTGCGGTCGATCCAATCCGAAGCGGTACGGATATGCGGCATGAGTTTTGCCGACTGCTCCGCGACAAGCAACCCGAGATTGAGATCCCGGTTGACTTCTAGCGCCGTGCAGTACACGCGATCTGGCATACAGCCCTACTTCTCGTATTCCAGTGTTAGGAGCGCACCAGCACCGGCGATGGTTGCGTGCACTCCGGTTGCGAAATAGACGCCGTCCTTTTCTCCTGAAGTCCAGACCGCTGAGTTACCATTTGCCGCCGCCTGGAGAGAGAGCAGGTCGGTGCCGCCGCCAGCGGCCGAGTCCTCAATCGTCACCGTGGCTACCGCTGCCGCGGGGGTCAACACGACGCTCTTGAGATAAAGCGGGCCAGCTTCCACTAGGGCTGTCGCAGTTGCCTGTTCCAATCTAGTCGCCATGTGTCACTTGTCCTTGACCGCTTTGAAATCGGCGGTCGTCATAGCACCCTGGTCGCCCGCGGAGCCTGCCCGGTCGTCCCGAGATTCGGCTGACTTGACCATCCTGTCCTGGGTCGCAGCTTTCTTCGTCGCAACCAGCACCCCCGGGCTGTCTCTCTCGAACACCCCTGCTTCGCTGGGGTCCAGCTCGACAATGTCCCCCTCTTTCCAGGGACCCCCGAGAGAACTGGCATAATCCCACTGAACTTTGTAAGTTGCCACTCGAGTCTTCCTTTCGGGGGAGCCGGTGCACCGGCTCCCCCGCTAACGCAACCTGTTTCGTTGGGCGCTCTTCAGGACGTTGCCCCAACCAGGCCGTACCAGTTAACGCCATCGCACCAGACGATGGCCGCTTCATTCTGCGTAGGCGTGACGATGGTTCCGGCCGCATCGTTCTGAATGGTCAGGATCTCGGCCGCATCAGCCTCGTTGCAGATCATCAAGAACACGCCGGCACTGGACTCCTCAGGCGGCAGTGTAACCGTGCGGCCCGCGCCCCCCGGGTCGAAGTTCATGGCGTTGTAGAGCTCGACTTCCGCCGGGGTGATCGTACGCGCCCCGGAGAGCGTCTCGAGCGCCTTGTTGGTGAACCGGCTGGCTGCACCGGTGGGTGCTACTGCAAAACGTTTTCTAGCCATGATCCACCTGCCTTACAGAGTGATGTTGTAGATCACATCCGCGGCCTCGATCCCTGACGCCGCGCCGGTGGGTGAGAAACGCCCGAAACCCAGCCGCAGGGAGTAGACCAGGATATTTTGATCGGCCTTGATATCCCGATCAAACTCCAACTTGACGCGCCGTCTCCAGCCAACTACAAAGCCGCGGCGGTTGAAAGCCACGACCTGGCCTTTGACATTGTTGCCGCCGGTCGTCGAGGCCTTCCCATCCGCCTCGGTCTTGCTCATGGCGAGACTGGTGACAGCCGGGTGCCCCAGGATGTCAGCAAACTCACCCGAGAGAAGCGCTCGGCTGCGGACCTCTTTCTGGTTGATCACCTCATCCAGGTTGCCGATGCGGTCGCCGGTCTCGACGTCTGCTACGTAGACCAGGTCTTCGGGGTTGGTCGGGTGGCCCCAGTCCACAAAGCGGGCTGCGTCCACCATACGCCCCTTCTGCGCCACGAGAGCAGCATAGGAGATCGCCCCCGCCAGGTTAGCGCCGTTGGCAGTGTTGTCAACCAAGCCCGCATGCCGGATGCCATCGAAAGCCAGGTAGTGTTTGGTGTCGGCCGGATCGGCATCGTCCAGGTTGATGTTGCCCGTGCCGGCATTGGTGGTATCGCCGTTGAGTACAACCGAGTCGGAGTAGTGGTTGATGGAGAGCTGCCCCTGGCGCCGCAGAAACGGCACGAATGGGATGATCGATTCTTCTTCGAGCTCGCCGGACCACTGCTGGTGGATGACAAACTTCTTCGCGTCCACTTGGACCCGCTGAGAGCCAGTCTTGGATGTGGCGTAAGCTGTTGCGTTGGCAGACGTCGACTCGCCGACGAACAACATCTCCGGGATATCCACTTCAACCGGCAGGTAAGCTGTGGCGTTGAGCATCTCGAAACTTGGGATCAAGCCGAACAAACGGGACTCGGCACGAGCTGCTTCCCAGAGATCGCCGACATACTGCGCACCGACGAGCTGGGAGCCGAAACCAGACTCTGCTGTATCCATCGCCCGGATGGCCCGCTGGTAAGCGTCGGTAAGCTCGAAATCGCCCTTGCGAGCATGTTCTCGGTCCTTGCCGTGAAACAAGCCTAGCGGGATGCGGGGGAACAGGCCGTCGATGGCGGTCTTGTCCATCTCACGCACCTGCTCCATCGGCATATAGACCGCTTCGCTGATAGCGGCAAAGGTGTTGCGCAGCTCTTCAGACGGGCCAGATCCAAGCCCTTTGGCTTTGGCCGCTTCCATCGCGTCGTACAACCATTCCACGTCAGCAACAGACAGGCCCCAGCGAGCATATTTCGATCCCACCAGTTTTCGATCTCCACCGCCGGCGCCGAAGCGCATCTTGCGAATGAATTCGCCATCTTCAGCCAGGAGAAGATCGAGCTGAGTCTTAACGATCTCTGCCAGGCGGGCATCAGATACCTGTTCCTTCAGGCCATCCAGGGACGCCAGGCGGGCGTTGATGTCAGTCATCAACTGTTCAAAATTCGTGTCAGGCATTTCTTAGACTCCTCATGAGTTCTCATCAAACATCGATGAGTGATAAGCGTGTTTGGATTTCGAGCAGTTGGCCGATAGCCGCCCGCTCATCTTCATCCCCGCCTTCGTCATCGTCCTCTGCGGCCTGCTCTTCTTTCTTGGCCCGATCGAGAACGGATTGGATAAGCGTGATCGCCTGTTCCAAGTCGCCCCGGTTGCGGCCGGAAAGAACAGCACCAACCCGCTCCCCTTCGAAGAAGAGTCCATCGATGTCAGCTGCAGTCAGGGCTCGCAGGTCCGCGAGCGGAAGAAACTCCGGCGGGGTTTTCCCTGCCCGGCGGTAAGCCGGAAGCAGGGCGTTATAGCGCTCCTGCCTTCTGTCGTCTGGGTCGTCAGCTGATGGATCGAAAATGCCCGCCATCGCGGCGGCAGTCTCGTTCCACTCGGCCTCTCCAAGATCGTCATCTGGAGCGATATTCAAGCTGAACTTGTTCAGCAACTCTCCAAGCGCCCTGTACTGGCGCACCATCAATGCGTCGGGGTCGCCGGGCACTGGTACAGCGGAAATATCCAATAAGTCAAGAAAGATCTCTTTGCCTTCGATCACGTCTTTCCAACCAACTGACACGGCATTCAGAAAGCCGGCACGGTATTTCCGCTCGACCTGCTTGGCAAAGTCATCCGCCTGATCGAAGGCAACGTCAGCCATGAGCTGCTTGCCTTCGACGGCGGCTTCTGCTCTGCCGATAGGCAAGGTTCGCCCCCAGTAGTCGTGAACCCACAACACGACTGGGTTTGACTGGTAGTTATCTAGCCGCCAGCTCGAGACCTTCAGGTCCTTCCCATCGCGCTTGATCCCTTCCGTCGAAGCCACGAAGCGGATCGGATCCCCATCTTTCCCCCCATCAGCTGCTCGCTCGCACAATGCCCGAGTATAAAATTTGCTCATAATGTCACCCTCACCTTTGCGTTATATCCGTTGGCGGACGCCTGAACCAAACGCTCAGAAACCACGGCTGTAATCGTGCAACGGCAGGAAATATCCTCTTCGGCCTCTCCGATTTGACCCGGCGCTGGACCGCTGCCAACACCAACCTGGAAGTCCTCATCCAGTGGAACAGTCTGCCCGTGAGCCGCAATGTGACTTTCCCGGGTTCTATCATCCAACGCTGCCAGCCAGGACTTCCCTTCCACAACCCCTGACTGTTCCCACGCTTCCAGGACTGCGCCGTTCGCGGCCCCGATCACTTCTGTGCGGGCAATAGTCTCGGGCGTACTGGCGATGCGCTCACCCATGACCGCTTCGATCCGATCTTCCAGGTCGGCAATGCCTTCCCCGGCTTCAATCCCTTCAGAGAGTGACACCTTAAGGGCTTCCCAGGTTGTGTCGTTGACTTCTCGGGCAAAGCGCTGCGCCCGTCGTTCCAGGAAGCGGACAACGGCAGGGGCGGACGTGTCAAATTCAATATCCAGTTCGAGATCGGCAAGGGCGGCGTTTCCCGATTCCTGGAGAATTTCGGCCAACACAGGCCGGGCTGCCTGGCGGAAGCGCTTGACCCATTCCGACTTATTGAATGGATCCTCGACGACATCCTTAGCCGATCGCTGGCGAAGGCGGGCCAGGACTGCTGCCAGCTGCCGCTTCAACAGGTCGACTGTCATGGCGGCAAACTTCTTTTCCTGCGCTTCGGTCCGGCGCACAAAAGCCCGCCAGAGGCGGGAATGCTCATCCGAGCCGAAGGCGATCTGCCGTGTGTTCTCGGGCAGGAGTAATTTCAACAGGTCGTTTTGGGGCACACCACGCTCAGTATCTGTGTCTTCGGACTCTTCCTCTGGCTCCGGAGCAATTTCATCTGCAGGAACAAGTGTTGACTGTCTCCACCAGGTATTTCCCCACGAGACCGGTGGTAGGCCCTTGCCCTCACGCCACTCGTTGATCAGGAGCGCCCCGCGCTCGATCATCCCCTGTGCCCGCTCCCAGGCTTCAGTTTCCGCTTCCTGCAGCACCTCGACCTTTGAAGAGTCGAACTCTGCCTGATCGGCTTCCTTGCCAAACATCGGCAGCAGCTTCTCTTCGAGCTCGTTGGCCACAAACTCACCCAGGGGAATGACTGCGTTGGTCCAGGCTGCTTTCATCGCCGCATCGAAGTTCTCGAAGGTGCGCTGGCCCCCGACCAGGTCAAGCGGCCAGTGGTAGGCACGGCAGACTTCTTCCAGATTCCACTTCAGCCCCTCAAGATATTGGGCATCTTCCGGCGTCAGGTTGGTTTGCTCTAGCTTGAACAAGGTGCGCATGACAGCCAGCCGATGCGCACGCTTCTGGCCGGAGAACCGATACTGCAAGTTATCTTCAAGCTCTTTCGCTTGATCTGCAGTCCACTGTGTAAGCTCGTCAGGCGGGAAAACAAAACCGGCCTGCATGTAGCCCTGCTCAAAAATGCGCCGATTGGCACTCATCATGGCGCTGGAGAGATCGGCGGCCAAGCGGGCTGGAGCGAGCGGGGCAAGCCCCTGGAATTCGTCGATCGGATTCGGATTGGGAATCCAGACCACTTCGTCTGGCGTGTAGGAGATCGGGTTGTCCCCATTGGGTGGGGTGTAGAGAAAACCGGAGATATATTCGGTTGGGTGGGTGACGACTTTCACCCGGTCGGGCCTCGCCCACCAGATCTCCTTGGGTGGGGCTTTCCCCGATTCCCCCCGCTCCAGGAACCAGAAAGATTGTCCCCATAGGTCCAAGGAGTAGACGGTCATACGCATCAGGCGGTTGAAAGTCCAGAACGGGTTTACAAAACTCAGGAGATCAAAAAGCCGGCCGCGGGTGACCAGGTCACGCTCGATACCACGTGCCCGGTAGAGTGCCAGGGGAAGCGACGCCAGCATGGCCGCCCGCATCGTGACCATCGTGTAGACCGGGTTGGATGTGGCAAGGTAATTCCCATATTCAGGCGGGGAAAATTCATCGTTCGCCCCCCCAAAGAAATTCGAAAACGTATTCTGGGATCCCAGCATGTAACTGCGCAGGCGGGAGATTTCCCCGCCGGAGAGCCAGTCAACAAAACGGGATCGTAAGGGGGTCTTCATGCCATCAACGACCCTTCGACAGTCAAGCCCAGCGCCAGCTTATTGAATGCCCCACTGGCTGCATCCACCTGATCCCGCCTGGATCCGGAAGGGAAGGATGTGATCTCGTCAAGGAAAGTCGCGTTCCAGGGTCCGCGCACCAGCTTGACGTTTCCGGCTTGGGCCTGGGATGCCATCGGCTCGGCCCTGAGCTCCTTGGATCCAGTCACCCGATCGGCTCGGACCACAAAACCGGCCAGGTTGCGGATGGTCGCTTCGGCTGATTCCTTGCCGCCGGATCCAGGCTCCTGCTCGGTCCAGTAGTGGACATTCAGGCC